CACTCGCACCTGCGGCTTGCATGTGCATGTGAACAAGGACAACCTGACGCAGATCCAGATCGCCAAGATCGTGACGTTCGTCAACGATCCGAAGAACGAGGAGATGATCCGTGCCATCGCCCGCCGCTATGCGGAAGGCTATTGCAAGATCAAGCAGAAGGATCTGGCCAGTGCTCACCAGTCCAGCGACAGGTACGAAGCCATCAACGTCACGCCTCGCAGCACGATCGAGTTCCGCATCTTCAAGGGCTCGCTCAAGTACGAATCGGTGATCGCAGCCGTCGAGTTCGCCAATGCGCTGACTGACTTCTGCTCGCTGAGCTCGACCAACGATGCTGCGTCACTGACCGGTGACAACTTCATCGACTACATCAACGACCAAGGTGCCGCAGAGACCACGATCCTGCGCCCCTATATGAACGCCGTCCTCCAAACCGCTTAAGGAAAATCAACATGTGTTTGCTCGTTAATCAACCCGCCTCCACCGTCTTCACCGAAGACTTCATCAAAGATGTGTACATGAAAAACAGCGACGGCTTCGGCGTCATGTACGCAGAGCACGGCAAGATCCATGTGTATAAGTGCCTGCCCACCAGCGGCGACGACATGTACGCGTTCTACCAGGCCCATGCCGAGGGTCGTGACTGCGTTTGGCACGCTCGCATGCAGACGCACGGCGACATCGACCTCGACAACTGCCATCCGTACCGTGTCACCGACGACATCTGGCTGGCACACAACGGCATCCTGTCCACCGGTAACTCTGCCGACAATACCAAGTCGGACACCTGGCACTTCATCCGCAATGTCATCCAGCCTGCGTTGACTGCGGATCCTGACCTGATGCTGGACCCAAGCTGGCAGGAGATGATGGGTCACATCATCGGCACCGGCAACAAGTTCGGCCTGGTGCGTGCGGACGGGGAGATTGTCATCATCAACGAACGAAGCGGAGTTAACTTCGTGGGAGCCTGGCTGAGCAACACTTACGCCTGGTCTACCACGAAGTTTGGCTTTCGTCCGACGTACCAAAGCGCGTACTCGGGACAAAGCGGCTACACCGACCAGTACACGGGGTACAACCGCTCGCGGTACTGGGAAGACGAAGACGGTGGCTCGGCGTACGGCGAATGGTGGCACGGCCAAAGCACCAACAACTGGTACAACAAAGGGTCAACTACCTCTGTCGCCAAGGGAGAAATCGTCAAAGAAAAAGAAGAAGAAGGTGAAGTTGTCAGCGCCCGTGAAATGGTCGAATACACCCCTCAAGAAATCCGTCCCATGATCCGCGCTGCATTCAATTGCTGGATGCGCAACGGTCTGTCCGGCATCGAGCAGTGGTGCAAGCAAGCTCCGTACAAAGCTGCCGCCGTGATCGGGTACTGGTACGACGACCTCGGCACCGAGGGCGAGCTCGAGGACATGGTCGAGCAAGACCCGATGGAAGCTGCCATCTGGATCGAGGATCTGTTCCGCACCGATTCCATCCAACCTTCGATGATCAACTGAGGAGGCGCATGGATCGCTGGCAACAGCATGTCTCGCTTGAGATAGGCGATGCGCTGGGCAATGATGAACGACTGCTTGAGATCACTGATGCCTTGCTGTCAATGCACATGGCTGACTTGATTCCCGGTGACATCTCCGACCAACTCTTCAACCAGATCGACCTGACCAACGAAGGAGGTGGATGAACTGCATCGTCGCAGGTGACGAGGGGCTTCGGCCCCTTGTCGGCTATCTGAAGAACCAACGCCTGGTGCTCAGACACACGGCGCTCAACCGGCGATACCAATCGCCGCGCTTTCAAATCTTTCACGCAACAGGAGGCTTCGGCTGCAAGGAAGGCAGCCTCTCAGACATCGTCTACGGCATCCACATCGCAGACGGTGAGAGTGCCCAATGGGATCGAGACGACTTCATTGGGATTGCATCCGACGAGCTGGTCAATCGGGCACTGGAAGACACGGCGCCGGTCGAGAACATCGACCTGAACCAACGTGTCTATTTCCTGGTGGCCAGGGATGGATCAGTCGAAACAGGAGACACTATCGAGCAAGCACGACGCAGACTTGGACGCATTACATCGGCGGATGTGGCGCTGGCTTACCACGCCCATCCTCAATCCGTAATCACGGAGCTCGGCTACATCAGCTGGCCCAAGGGCGCTGAACCAGTCGAGGTCAAGATCAGGTCGAGAGGAGGAATTTGGATCGACGCAAACTGAACATCACCAAACTCTGCAACGGGCTCGGCCTTCGGGTCGAGTCCATTGTTCAATCCAAGAAACATTTTCACGTAGTTGTATCAAATGGTTTACGCAACAAACGAATCATCTTCCCAGTCTCAGCATCAGACCACCGATGGGAGCTCAACAAAAAGTCTGAAATCCGCAAGGCGTTTGCGTCTTAGCCAGAACGAGATGCTCCAGGTCTGGCATCTCTACACTCAGACGGACACGAAGGTTGACGACATCGCCAAGATGTTCAACATCAGCCATCCGTGTATCTATGACTACCTCGATCGGGTTGGCCTGCCGTACAAGCGGCGTGGCCAATCGTTCACCAGGCTGTCGAGCAAACAGATCCAGCGGATCAAGACACTCAAGAAAAGCGGACACAACGCAGAGTACATCGCGGCTCAAGTCGGCTGCTCGTCATCGACGGTCTATCGAGTCTGGTCCGAAGTCCGTCCTGCCGCCACGAACAAGCGGTCAACTCCTCCAGTTGCCGCCTTCCAGCAGCCCCCAGCGATCGAGCTGCCCATCCAGATGGTCGAGCCCAAGCTCAGCCTGATGCAGCGGATCCGTCGCTTCTTTGGTGGTTGAGATGAAGACCATCATCCATGTCAACCAACATGTGATCAAAGCCAACCGCAAGAACGGCGTATGCAACCCGACCCTGACAGTCAAGACGTACAAGTCAACGACGTATGCCAGGGAAGCTGAGCTCACCGGCCCAGCCAAGGTGGTGTACGCGCCAGACAAACCGCTGTCTTGCGGCGCTCACGTTTGGATTGAGACCCAGCATCCGGTCATCACCCGATGACCGTTAGACAACAGTCCAGGGCCTTGTGCCCTGGCTGTTGTTTTTTTACCACTCCAGCCGGCTTAATCATTCCACGCAGACCCAAAGAAAAACCCCCGGTTCGTGGCCGGGGGCTTATGTGAGTGCTCGCGTCATCTGCGCGTGGCCTTGTGAGCCAGAACTCTATGACGATAATGTCGTTGGTGTTTTGGTTTCTTGCAACACTTGCGTTGCTATAAGTTGCTCTCGAATGATCGAGGCAAACGCCTTCAGGCTCATCTCCAGGGTGAAGTCCACATCCTCATCCCACTCGTTGTCCATCATGAATCCCCATGGGATGCGGACACGCCACGATTGGAAGTCCTCCCTGTACGCCAGCACAGGCGTAGCTCCGACCCGCTTGGCCTGGTCTACGGCCTGCTCCCAGAAGGCTTTAATGTCGGACTCCTTGACCACCTTGTACCTCTTGATCTCCAAGGCCCACCCATCCAGGCCCAGGATGTCATGTCCCCCGTTCCTGGTCTGCTCTAGGTTCCTCTTGAGCGGCTCGACCAGCGCGTCTCCCACGTACTCCCCCAATGCCTTGCAGAATTCCCGCTCACCCTGGGCGCCCTTCGCCCTGCTGTTGATCTTGCCCATCATTTACTCCAAGCAAACGCAATAAACGAACCCATTGCGAACAGGGCTGCTAGGGTAAACCCTAGTATGACGCCGAGGATGAACATCATTGGACGCTCCTATTCCCGTCACGGCGCCCCAATATTTCCTCGGCCTCTTCCTCAGTCAGAGGCTCAGCCTCCTCGAAGAGCTCGCCTGTCTCCACCATGCGGTGGATTTCAGCGATCAGATTCTGGAGCTCCTCCTGTGTGCCCTCAAAGTTGTCGAAGCAACCAGGGGCAAACTCAACCGTTGGCTTTTTCTTTTCCATCATGCTGCCTTTCGTAGCATCTCAGTGTACTGGCGGCGCGTGAGGCCCAGGTTGAACACGCTGTTCCCCGTCATCCGCTTGCGCAGGTTCTGGAGGTACCGTCGCTTATTCTCTGCGGGGTTGGACTTCGGCTTCTTCGCATCAGGCTGGTCGCCCAGCGCATACACCGCTCGAGGGTAGCGTCGTGCGCCCTCTTCGTCGTACACGTAGCGCACCACATGGATGCGCTTGGGTAGGGTTTTCCCTGCCTTGTTCAGCCTGGTCAGGATTGCACTCACGTACATCCTGTCCAGCCCGATCGCCTCGCACACTTCCTTGCGGGTCATCTCGCCGTGTTCCTCAAACGCTTTCAGAATATTGATCGTCACCGATCCCCAATCTCTCTTGCTCATTTACTTCGCCATCAAATACAAACCAATGTTGGAGAAGGCATAGCCTGAGTACACAACGGTCATCGACCAGTTGCCCTTCATGCCCTGCTCCAACGCCACGTATGCGTACGCCAGACCGGTCGCAACGATCAGCCAGGCGCTCATTTCTTAGCCTCCACGTACGCGTCCATCAGCCTCTGCGACAACGTCTGGATGGCGTATGCCTCAGACTCTGAGCCAGGCTCAGATTCCCCGATCCCGTCGCAGTGCTCTTGCCAGATATGCACAGCCTCATGGACGAGGACTGCGGCTATCTGGGTTCCAGTCAACCCCTCCCTCTCCTCGAGGCACACGATCGCCGCCATGCCGCCATCAGGATGCCCGAGGAAGTGGGTGGTGGCGTTAGCCCCGTCACTAACCCATCGAGGCCACTGATGCGGCGGCACGTTCATCCGCTTCATTTCCCGCTGGAAGTCTTTCTCGCTCAGACACAGCCCGTAGGCGTACCTGCTTTGCCACAAGGCTCTGTCACACCACTTCATTAAATCTCCTGCGCCCGGATGCACCGAGCAATTGATTTCGCCACGTTGCCATGGCTCCCGTTGTCCCAGCTGTCAGCGATCTGGGCATCGCGCATACGCCGTGCGTCGGTGGCACAAGTCCACACGTACTTGGCGGTGCTGACCCCTATCATCTTTCGCTCTGGTTCGCTCAACGATTTCCACCAGTCATCGAAGTCACGCCCCATACGCCCTCCGTTCGGCCCTCTCGTTGGCGCTCTTGGTGCGGTAGATCTCGATCTCCAGCTCTACCGCCTTCAGGTGGTAGCGGATCTTCTCTTCCTCGAACACGGCAGTCTTCAGGTCATCGAGCATCTTGAGATACCCATCGCTGGCCCTGGCCTCACGCTCTTGCGCCACGCCTGAGTTGAACCCAGCACGCTCGGCATCCCTCATGAGCATGGCCAGCATCGACTTGCGGTACTCGTCCAAGTACTCGCGTTGGGCTCGAGCAGGTGCGTACCTGTCGGCCAGTTGGCGGTATCGTTCCAGCAGTTCTTCAATGTCCATCACTCAACCCTTTCGTATGTCTGTTCAAAGATGTCTGGCTTGCAGGGGTAGTGCTCACCCTTCACGCCAGTGATGATCCAATCGCCAGGGACAACCATCATGTCGCCCTCAAGCGTGTTGATCCAAAAGATTGGAGCATCATTCAGCTTCCCCTTGACGACGGCTGGATGGTCGCCATCCTTGAACCATTGCGTGGCCTCGATGACCACCGGCTTCTTCCTAAACTTCATGCTTGCTCTCCAATGTTTACTCGTCGTCCGTCTCTGTAATAAAGGGTGTCCCCGATCCTGGTCGGGCACTCCAAGAAATCCATCGAGCCAGGTCGCTTGATCGTTGACTCGATGTGTTGGGAAGGATCAAAGTTCGGGCGCTCGAGCACAGCCTGGTATGCGTACTGCCGCTTGAGGCGCATGCCCCTGGCAGGACCGAGCTCCTCGAGCTTTTCGTGACCACGCTTGGTCAACGCCCACTGGTCTCCGTGTCGCTTCACAAAGCCATTGCTCTCAAGCCTGGCCATGTATTCACCATCGAATCGGCTGACACTATTGATTGCTCCCGCAATCACCTTGAGTTCTTTGCTGTACATCGGTCCGTTCGCCAAGGCGTACATGATCCGATGTGATCCAGCGTTCGCAACGACTTTGCCTGTGTTCACTTGCTGCTCCTGTTCAACGCATTTGCCCTGACTACGGCCTTCTTGCGCCAGCAGGAACCGCAGATGAATTTGTTGCCCATGTACACCCCATCCTTTTCTTGACGGGGCTTGTTGCATTTGTTGCACTCGAATATGGCGGGGCCAGAGTCCAGTGAACCATCGAGGATGATCTGGCTGTGCATCATCAGGCATGTCCCCCGAAGCTCTCGCCAGACAGACCGGCCTCAACAGCACGGCGCATCAGGCCGTTGATGCTCTGGATCAGGTTGCCGACGTCCTCTGCCATGGACGCCCAATCTTCTTCACTGACCGCACCAACGACACGCTGGCTCGTTGCGATCTGCATCAGTGAGTGCAGGGCTGCATCGGCGCAAGCCTCTGCCATATCAGGGCGGGTCTTCCTGACCTCCTGAGCCATGGCGTTGGTGATCTCTGCCATCTGGCGGCACAGAAGCAGCACACGCACGGTCTCGGAGTACTGCTTGCCTCGGATGGCGGCAAGGGTCTCGAGCATGGTCTTGGCTTCAGCCTTGACCTCTGCCAGGTTCTCTCTGATGTCACTCATTTCTTCACCTCAATCATTTCGTTTCTCCACATTGCTTGGTGTGTTTTGCAAATCGCAGTCAATGTGAAGTCCCTGCGTTCTGCGCGGCTCATCTCTGAGCCTTGGTCAAGGTTGCTGTGACACCTGTGACAGAGCCAAGCCACCATCGAATCGTCTGCCTTGATGCCCATGCCCTTGCCGTGCTCGGACAAATTGCTGTGGGCTGACACGATCGTTCCATCGTCCGCACCGCACATGACGCACTGCTGACCACGCGCCAGGTCGAGCAGCTTGCGGTTGCGGTAGTTCATCGCTTGCCCCTTGCTCGGATCTTGGCGGCGATGATGTCGGCCACCGTGTCCAACATGGGGACGTGATACTTGTCAGCGATCTGAGCGCATGCCTCACGCTCGTCATCAACCCGTCGTTGCGCTTGCTCAGCGATCAACTCCGCTTGCCAGCCAACGATCTCTGGGCACAGCTCCATGATCCAGTCTTTCATTCGCCGTCCTTTGCTGCTTGGTACTCTGATGCTGACGGCGGGTGATACGCACCATCAAACTCTTTGAAGCGACCGCTGTTGGGTTGCCATTGCAGATACGCCGTGCCTCGCTTGCCGAGCCAACGTGAGCGGATCTTCTGAACGTGAACCTCGGTCGGGGCTTGCGGGTTACGAACATCACGATGGACAGCGATGATGTTGTCCGCCTTGTTGTAGAAGTGCGCCGAGCCTGAGACGGTGTACCCATCGGGGACGGGATACACACCCTTGAGATCCTTCATCAGCTTGGCGGGGTGCGCCACAAGCCAGGTGTGGATCTGGTTGTCTCGAGCAAACTTGCGGAGCTGTGTCAGGAACGTGCTGACGTACTCGGTCTCGCTCACGCCATCCTTGCGCTTGGTGTGATCGAGCTCGTTGTACGGGTCGATGATCAGACCCTTCATGCCGTGGCGACGGATCAGGAACTTGGCCTTGGCATGCACTGCCTCGAGGCTGGGTTCCTCGGGCATGATGAATTTGAAGTGGTCATTGACCCAGGACTTCGCCTCTTGGAACTTGGCCTGGTTGACACGCCCTGCAACCAGACGCTCGCCCATGCGCTTTTCCATGAGCTTGGCGGCATGCCATGAGATCGGCTGGTTCTCGGGTGAGCAGATGCCGAAGGTCCACCCTGCGTTCTCTGCGATGTTGATTGCCATCGCATCGAGCCACTCGCTCTTGCCCATCGAGGGGATGCCTGTGACCAGACTCCATTGCCCAGGCGCCGGGGTGTACAGGCTGTTGACCGAGTCCCAACCAGTGGGCTCGCCCTTGATCATCCCGAATTCGAGCATGTTGTTGATGTCTTCCTCGATGTCATTGACCGAGAACACACCCTCAACAGGGAACGGCTTGGCGTCTTCGATGCAGTGATGCAGAGCCTGTGCGCCGTGCTTCATCAGCACTTCGTTGGCGTCCTTGCAATCCTCTGGCCACACCACACGCAAGCACTTGTCACGACCGAGACGTCGGGCGAGCTCGTCCTCGAGCTTCTTGCCTGGCTCGTCTGAGTCCACCGCCAGAATGAATTGCTTGACCTTGTCGAAGCGTTCGTCGCTCAGGAATTCAAACTTGAGCTCGAGGTTCTTCGACTCGGGAGTGGGCGCGCCATCGGGTACGGAGATGGCGTTGCGGAATCCTGCGACCTCCAGAGCGAGGGCGTCCATCTCTCCCTCGACGATGATGGTCATGTCATCGTTGATGTCGTCGTACTTGTAGACGATCTTCTCTGCGCCGGCGACCTGGCGGAAGTTCTTGTTGTTGTCTCGGTACTTGATGTTGACGATCTCGCCGCCCTTGAAATAGGGGTATGCGATCGCTGTGACTTCGTCCTCGATCTGGGGCATGTACACCCGCTCGAGAGCGATGCGGTTGCGAATCAACACTTCTGTTGTGATTCCCCGCTTGTGGAAGAAGGCGGCGGCTCCGTCACTCAGAGCGGCGGGGCGGAATTCAGGGCGGGGATAGACCCGTCTGGCCGGCGGTGCCGAGCGATTGATGACCCCTGTACCGAGGCCACCTGACCACCCACAGTGGTGGCAGTGCCACACGCCCTTCTCTGTGTTCACGTTCAGGCACGGATAGCTCTTCTTCTTCCGTGTGTGTGAGCACTGTGGGCAGGTGGTCTTGACCTCTTCGCCGGACTTGCCGTGCAGGTCAATCCCATAGTCAGAAAAATTTTTCATGAGCTCCTACGTACATCTTTGTAGCTACGTGTGTACTTAACGAGTAAGTATGTAGTTACAGGTTGTTTGTTGTGGTCTAGACCAGTCGATATTGTTTTCATACCATCTGGTCCAGCGTTCATCAGTACACACCTGGCACTGACGGCCTTCATTATCCCTGACCAAAATCCATTTTCTATTAGGGAAATCCCTAATTACCTTTGGATATTCATACAAATACAATTCACTCCACTGCAATACATCGAATCAGCTGTATTACGGCAAGAAATCTATCATCAACCCACTCTCAGGAGCACCATGCAAAAGATTGCATCAGCCTTGGTCAAGGCGCAGAAGGGATTCGGCGCCGCCCTCAAGACCTCTAGCAACCCCCACTTCAAGAGCCGCTACGCAGACCTCGCCGCCTGTGTCGAGGCCGTGATCGACAGCCTCAACGACAACGGTGTGGCGCTGATCCAGCAGACCCACGAATGCGAGAGCGGCGTGATCGTGGAGACCACGTTCATCCACGAATCTGGCGAGACCTTCAGCGCCGGCAAGCTGCACGTTCCCGCATCCAAGCAGGACGCCCAGGGCTATGGCTCTGCCCTGACCTATGCCCGTCGCTATTCGTTGATGGCGGCCTGTGGCATCGCTCCCGAAGATGACGATGGCAATGCCGCCACCGCATCACCCCCCGGCAAACGTGCTGAGCCCGTCAAGAAGATCGGCGCAGGGGAGCTCGAGACCATCACCAACCTGGCCGCACAGGCTGGCGTCGAGTTGTCTGCCATCGCCAAGGCGTATGGCTTGCAAAGCATCAACGATCTTCCGCTTGCGAAGACCGCTGAAGTCGTGGCGCGTCTTCAACAGAAGGCCGCTGAATCCACCAATAAGTAAGGAACCACCAACATGTCCGCAACCTACAACAACCAAATCGAAATCGTCATCTTTGACAACAACCGTCGCACCAACGACAAGGCTCCCGTTCAGACCGGCACAGTGACCTTCCCTGACGGCACCAAGTACCAGGTCGCCCTGTGGGATCGCGTGAGCAAGAACGGCAACCCGTTCCGTAGCGGCACGTTGAAGCTCGATGACGGCACGTACAGCAAGGGCGGTGGCCGTGGTGGTAACGGCGGTGCAGTCAAGGTGGACTTCTGATGAATCTGACGAACATCCACGGTCTGCCTGACGCGTTGGTGAACGCCATCAAGAACGACCCGTATACGGGTGGTGGCGACATCAGCGTGACCAAGCTGATCGACTCACCGCAGGTGCGTGTTCTTCGCAAGAAGTACGCGAGCCTGGTGGTCGAGGACGTGAGCGATCGGATCTGGGCGCTGATGGGTCAGGCCGTCCATACCGTGCTCGAGCGAGCTGGCACCAGCGCCCTGGTCGAAGAGCGTTTGTACGCCACAGTCGATGGGTGGAGCGTCAGCGGTCAGTTCGACCGACTGCACCTCCAGGACGCCGTCCTCCAGGACTGGAAAGTGTGCTCGGTCTACAAGGCCAAGGGCGACATTGCCTGGGAGCGACAGCTCAATTGCTTGCGTTGGCTTGCTCACAAGAATGGTTATGACGTCAATCGCTTGCAGGTGATTGCGATCTTCCGTGACTGGAAGCCAAGCGAGGCCAAGCGAAACCCTGATTACCCTCAGCGGAACGTGGCGATTATTGAGGTTCCCGTATGGGATCTCGATGCGGCGGAAGCGTATGTGCGTCAGCGGGTCATTCTTCACAAGAGCGCCGATGTCCAGGACACTTCGGATCACTCCGTTGAATGCACAGAAGAAGAACGCTGGTACTCAGGCACCTCTTACGCCCTGATGAAAGAGGGCGGCAAACGCGCAAAGAGGGTCGTGTTCATGAAGGAGGAGCTCGGGGAGATCCCTGACGGCCACTACGTCGAGGAGCGACCTGGCGTGAACCGCAGATGCGAAGGCTATTGCGAAGTGGCCCCGTTCTGCACCCAGTACCAGCGCATCAAACAACAACAAGCAGACCCAACGGAGATCGCAAATGATGTCGATTTTTGATGCCGCCGAATATCTCGGCGTCTCTGTCTTCTCTCTTCGCAAACTTGCGCGTGAGAAGAAAATCCCCGCCGGCAAAGTCGGTCGGCAGTGGCGTTTCAAGCAGGAGGATCTGGACAAGTTCCTCAAGCAGCAATACGGAGAGGAACATGTCTGATTCAATCACCGCAACACTGACAGAGCGAGGTGCTCGGTATGGTCTGTTCAAGGACCACGCCGAGATCTCGCAGACGCTCAAGTCCACCATCAAGTCGTACATGATGGAGAAGTGGAACGAGCTCGAGGACGACCAGCGTGAAGCGCTGGAGATGATCTGTCACAAGATCGCTCGCATTGCCAACGGCGACCCTAACTACGCCGACTCATGGGTGGACATCGCTGGCTATTCCAAGCTTGTGGCTGACCGCCTGGAGGGCAAAGCACGATGAGCGTCATCAACGCCGACCTCGCACGGCAGGGCGCAGAGACCGGCATGTTGCTGGCCGCTTCACACGCTGACCGAACCATCGAGAACTGGAGCGACCAGGCGACCGTCCTGTTCAAGCTCTACGCCAAGATGCACCCCGATGGCTTCATGACTGAAGACGTCAGGGTCTGGGTCGACAAGTTCGGCTTCCCACACGCGCCTGATCAGAGGGCATGGGGCGTCGTCGCCACCAGACTTTCTCGTCAGGGCTACATCAACTCCGCCGGCTATGGCAGACAACGCTCTGCCAACTGCCATCGCGCACCTAAAACCATTTGGAAACTTGCATGAACATCACTCTCACTTTCACCATCGAACAACTCAACGTCATCCTGCGCCACCTGGATCAAGGCAAGCACAGCGAAGTGCGCCAGCTGATGGACCTGATCATCACGGAAGCCAACGCTCAGACCCAAGCCGCGCAACAGGCTCAGCAAGTCGCCGCCGAAGAAGCCGCCGCTGCGGAGGGCGAATGACCAACTACCAACGCACTGCCGCCTGGCTGAAGGCGTGTGGCAAGGAACCTGGCCCAGCGAACCTGTCGGTTCAGGTCGGGTGCCACATCGAGGAGTTCATCGAGTTCCTCCACACCGTCGAGATCAAGGGGAAAACCCTACCTCTTGAGGTGATCGCCGCCGCTGTCCATGTTCTGGATGACTTCGCCGCAGACCTGAAGAAGGGTGACGCCGAGGTTCGCATCAGCGACGACGAGCGTGAGCAAGCCCTCGATGCTCTGTGCGATCTGGAAGTGACGCTCAACGGTGTCGCTTACATCGCTGGCTTCGACAAGGATGCGGCCGACCAGGCCGTGCTTGCATCGAACGACGCCAAGCTGGTTGACGGCAAGCCCGTCATCAAAGAGGGCGGCAAGATCGGCAAGCCAGAGGGTTGGGTTGCTCCTGATCTGGCGGCGTACGTATGAACCAGGAGGAGGTCTGGGCCGACGAGCTCCGTGAGTGCCGCAAGCGCTTCGTTGCTCGCGTGAAGCAAGCCCTGTACATCACTTCGCCCACTCGTCGGTACGAGCTGTACCAACAGTGGCGCAAAGAGATCGGGGACATTGCGGCGCGTGAGACGGCGAAGTTCACGGAGGCGGTGCGAGCCGGTCGGGTCTCCCTCAAGAAGATCGAGGACATGATATGAGCAACGTAATGAAGGGGATTGCCACCCTGGTCGGAGGTCTGCTGGTGTTCGCCGCAAGCTGGATGGTCATTGGCTTTCTGGCAAGGGCGGTGCAGACGTTCTTTTGCTGGGGGTACGGCTGTTGAACATCGCAGAAAAGGACCAGCTCGAGCGGCTGAAGGAACAGCTCGAAGCGCAGATCAACAAGGTGCCTCCTCGCGTGGCCAACGGAAGCATCCAGGAAACAAGAGAGTG